CAACAATCCAACCCTCCGGACTTTCATCCTTTCGATCAGCAGCATTTTGCTTAAAGTTCTCCCGACCCCGTCTCTAAACATTTCAATTAATGGAATTAAGTCCTTCCTTAAGAAATCGTGGAAAAAGCTTTTCGGATTCAGAGCAGATGCTGGTCAGAAGGACATTGAGTCTTTTTGGAAGTGCATCTGCGACTTCTGTGGTATGAAATACGAGAAAAACGACTCCTTCTTTAAGAAGATAGGGGCTTTGTTCAGACTTGGGACCATGATGGAAAAGATCATAGGTTTTATAGAGCTTGTTGTGGATTCTTTTAAGCTTTTTGCTAACAGGATCTACAAGAAATTCTATCCTAATGATTATCTGTTCGAAGTCTATAGTTCGAGCGAAGTAAAGAAGTTGGTTTCCAAGTACATAAGATCGGCCAACGAGCTCTTGATGCCTGAGAACGAAACTTCGGTTCTCTGCGACAGAAAAAATGTGAAGTACTTGTATAAAATGCTTAAGTACGGCAAAGAGCTCCAGGTTTCTTTACTGGAATCTAAAGTTAAGGACAAAAATTGGACACCTTTGCTTGCTCGCACTGTCGAAGGTCTTCACAGATTAAGTGTTAAGAGCGTTCAGTCTTTTAATAGACCTTTAGCTCGCAGAGTTCCATTTTGTGTTTATCTCACGGGAGACCCTGGAACAGGAAAGAGCGATTGGCTTGACGACATCGGCCACAGTATGCTTTTGGACATCGGTTGCAAAGTCATAAATGATCCAATATTCACTAAATCAGCAGGCACCGAGTGGTTTGATGGTTGGGAGCCAACCCACAAGATTCTGAAGTACGATGATTTTGCTTCTAAAAATGACACTGAAGCAAAAGATCTACTGGAGCTCATCCACATCAAATCAAATGGAATTTACACTGGAGCTTTTTCAGACACTGTCGATAAACAGAAGACTGTCCATCCTTGGATCATCTTGGTTGCTTCTAACGACCCTCACCCAACCAATCCTGCTGTCAAGACACAGGGAGCAGTTCACCGCCGCCGCGATGTTCTGCTTAATGTTAAGCTTTCCCCCCAATGGAAGAACTGCATTGGTTGTGGAGGCAACACTTTGGTGACTCCCACAAAGGGGATCGGCTGTTCTTCGTGTAGAGACTTGAACTTGGAACTTCTTAGCACAGGCAAGCATTTGACCATAACTGAGTTAAATTGTATGACATCACAGAGATTCAACAACGTCACGTACGACAAGGAGTCTGCTGAAAACATGATTCGAGAAAAGTTCAACAGTTTTTGGCAACAAGAGGATCAAAGGTACAAACTGCGGATGAACAAAATCACAGAGCTTATTATGCGCACATCGGATAAGCCTTGGATGGAAGATGAGCACACTCAAGCTAAATGCTCCGGCATGGACGCTTTTTTGTCTTGAATACAACAAGATTTTCCAAGATGAGGAAAATCAGCTCATTCAGAGAGATGGAATGTGGAAGTTCATCAACGGACCAACATTGACACCCGACGACATTAAACCCCCCGAAATATTTATAGAAGAGGGATTTAATGAATCGAGCCGGTTTGATTTCAATCTCAAACCAGAGAGCCTCATAGAAGAAC